CCGGCATATACCAATAACTAAAACGTAAAACAAACATTCAGCAAACCGACAATCGCCAACATGACCAATTCATCATCAAATGACTACACGGAACACTACATGAAAAAACTTGATGAATTATTTGACTTTCTCTCAACCTTGGATGTCATAGATTCAAAAGCTTATGCTAAAATTGTTGAGACAACACCCTGTGATTTAGCAGCTAGACTCCGATTAGTTCCTGATGAATCATTGTCAATGAGATTAGCCCATTTGTACGACATTTATGTTACTGTAACAGAGCAAAGGCCTATAGGAGAGTTTGTTAATTACTCATTAATTTCTATTGAGGGTTCTTTCCAGGAAATCCCTTTCGATTGTGATTTGGTCATAGAATCTGCAGACACAATGGAATTAATGTTTGTAGATTTTACCTCATCAAGAAATAGCAGTATTATATCTTCAAAACTAAGTACCATTAAACAAAACATAACAGTTAACAAATACAGTAATGCATTATCTTTTGTTAAAGTGTACACTCCCAGAACAATCAAGGTTGATATACAAGCAATATTTTCTTCAAATGAACCTGGTACACTTGGTCTTAAGATGATTGATCACCTTTGCACAATGTCAGAAGCTGATAATACATATTTCTTAAACAATTGTAAAGAAGTGTATGAAAGGGTTACTAGATCATTAGCATTAATGGATAACACAGAAGCTCCTGGTGACTACAAGAATAAAGAAGTTCCCATGGGTGTTGTCCAAGAAAGCATTACTAGAATCAAAAGCCAAGATGATGCAGCTAACCTTTTGTTCTTGAAAGCGCTTGGCAAATCAGATCCAGCTTACTACCCCTATTATGATGCCTTAAAGGAATTGTGTAGGAACTCATTTAAGCTCAAGCCTGTTGTAACCATTGAAGCTGCTGCAACCAAAGAATCAAGGGATCTGGTAGCAACATTATCAACATTAACAACAAACTGGTTGGCTAAGGGATTATATACTGCTGCTCTAACGGATTTTGTGGTCTGTGTGGACGAAGCTGATGCAGTGAGCATAGTAGACACTTTCCCCAAGGTAACTAATGAAGGAGTGTTAAGTGATCCCACTAACCTTAAGGTAGCCATTCAGAAAAGGAAGGAACACGTCTTTAGGATTGTCTTTGGGGCTAACCATATAGATAAGAAACTTGCAAGGTCTATGATAAAGAGAGGTGAAAAGAAAGATAAGACTTACTTAGGTGCCAATTTTAATGCTAACGTGAGTGACGAACAAGTAGACAATTTTGTAACCGCTGCAATAAAGAATCAAGAATGCGCAGAAGCTTATTTCTCTAGTCTCAATTTGGCTGTTGTAAGAGACAATATTTGGAAAAAGATATTAACAGTGAGTGCATTGTCATCAAATGATTTAGACAACTTTGGGAGATCAACTACTTCTATGCTGGACGCATATGTGAGCACAATGAATCAAACTTACCTAGGGGCTTGCATAGCACATCATTATGAGATCAGCAAATCAATATTAGCTTCTTTAAAGGTATCACCAAAGGATGACGAATATTATGTGGGAGTGAATGGGTCTTATGAATCAGTATCAGTGGTTAAAATGAGCTCTACATTGGACAGTTTTTCGAAATGCTCTTACTCAATCATTTTCAAACCAGAGAAAGGGAGGTTAACAACAAACACTAGACTCACTGGAGACATGACTGGCGCCATTGCTCAAACCCATTTCTATACAACAGACCCCAACCAATTGGCATACTCTCTCAAATTGCCATACATAATAACTTCACTTGCCACATGGGAGATAGAAAATAACATGGAAGGTGGATTGCTATCCAATGGCGTTTTAAATCAGATTTTGTTGGACACAGCGTTCATAGCTATGATTAATAGGGACCAGTTTGCACAAGCTTCTGAACAGACTAGATATTTCTATATGTCTTCTATTGGCTATGGTGGTTCAGCTCCAGAGATTGTAGAGAAAACCACATTCATGAACATAAGACATCCCATTGAGTTACTCTATTTACTAAGGGCATACAAGTTGTCTGCAGCTCTGTGTTCAATTAGCTCTGCAGGAAGCCTTAGTGAAATTGATGACAAATTCACAGGAGAATTGGAAGTTGTTTTCCCACATAGTCACTTTGTGTCTAAAAGTTTCACACAGACAGTCTCTTCCATGTATATTTGCAATATTTATAACAAATTCAGAGCTTTTCATGAAGTGTCTGAGGCCATGTGTTACAATTCAATAGTGGAAGAGAACTTAATCTACAGATCTAGAATCAAAGAGGATGTTTTTTCTGTTTCTGGACTATCACCTGATTGCTATAAAGCAGTGAGTGAATCAGCTAGTCATTTTAAAAATTACATTTACTCAGCAGAATTCATAGACAAAGAGGTTAAGTTCGCAGAAGGCATTGCAGCTATAAAATCAAAAAGGTATTGTGGTTCTGCTGCTTACATGATTGGAGCAACTGAGAAACATGCTGAAGTCTCTGACACTATCATTGATTCCATCTATGCTAGCTTAAACAAAGGTCCTGTTGCAGCATGCACAATGAGAGGTAGTATGGATGTGGGTCCTGCAACAGAAAAGAGACAAGGAATTAGAGCAGCATCTACTGTGCTTGAGCAATTGATACGTGAAGCAGGTTCTGAACCAGGTAATGTAAACAAAAGTGCTCTTGGTTCTGTTTACATGACTGATAAAATTGCCATTAACAAACCTAGTTTCTCTATCCTGTCTTGTGTGGTTAAGCAATTCACTGACGGTTCAATAGTCTACAGGTACAGGATAGAGCAGAAGGATCAGAAAGGCCATAGGGAAATTAGTGTTCTCAATTTTGATTTCAGGATAGGTGCATTACTAGTGGAAACAGTAAGTAGAGAATTGTCTTTATCAGTTGGGGAAGTAGATATATGTAGCAATCATAATAAAGACAAGATAATTGAAGACACTATCAAAACTGCTTTCATTGCAGATAAAGAAAGGAGTGGAACTAGTGTTTTTGATAATTCTGACCAAAAGAGATGGGGACCCAATCACAATGTGAATTTCTTTTCTTATGTCTTATATAGTATGCTTAAAAAGGACAAGGGGTTACTCAGGTTAGTTAATAGAGTGTTTGACCTAACTATGGATAAAAGGGCTAAGTTTCCCGAAGCATTAGTTGATTTGATTTGTAAGAAGAATGTGACTGCAAGTAACTCAAAGCCAATTGACAAGTTTATTAAATATGCTACCCCAATGATCAACAATAAAATATTTGAATCTGTAATGAGTATGGGCATGTGTCAGGGAATTTATCAAGATACATCATCCATTGTGCATGCAGTAAAGCAATTAGCCCAGGCAAATGTTGTTTCAGAAATACACCCTACTGTTGTGACTAGAGCTCTGACCACCTCTGATGATGCTGAAGTCATAAGCTTTATACCCCACAAAATGGATAAGATTGCCATTGTTAAAGAAGTGCATTGTGTGAGTCTGAGAGTTGGTAATTTATTCAATATTATTAGGAGTAACCCAAAATCAGCATTCAACTTTAGGATAGCAGAACTCAATTCAATATTCATAAAGAGAGGTGTGATGGCTACTCCGTCAATTAAGCAAAGGATTGCAAAGATTGATGTGGGTTCTGGGCTTAATCATATAGAGGATTTTCTTAGTTGTTTGTCTTCTGCCTCAAATTATATGTCTAGTGGTGGCTCTTATATGGGAACAGTTATATTATCAGTTTTGAATTTGGTCTTGCACACAGAACAATGGCTCAGATGGGGTTTTGTCAAAAGTGATCACTACTACAAACCAGTTGAAATGGGCGGTTTTCCAGTCATTGAACCCATAAGTTGTGTTGTTTCAGGTGGCATCTCTAACTTGTATCAAAGAGTCGGTCACTTATTGAATGCTGAAGCTTATTCTAGACTGGTTGTGAGTTCTCTATTGTGTCCACCAGAGGAAGTATCTCTTGAAGATTTTGCTAGACAAGGATCAGATCGGGTTAAAAAAAGCATGGCTTTAGACAATCTCACTGTGTTGAGGGGAGCTGGACCAATGGGCATGGTGCAACACGTAAGAACAGATAGAAAGCTATCGCAATTTGAAAGGAGACATGGAATCTCTACTTGGGTGATTCCCGAGTCATTTGCCTCCTTGAGAAGGGATTCACCTCTTGCTTCATATTTCCTTTTCTCCATATTTCGATCAACGAGTGTGAGTACTTTAGACAATAGCCTTGGTGTAAATAGTTTCTTTATTAGAATGGCAGAGCCTTGGGTTTCGTATACAAGAAAGTGCATGAAAATATCCGACAGTTCACCATTCTCAAAGTTTTTCACAGGTGATGGTGTGATGCTTTCCCATAAGGAATTTAATGAAAGAGTCACATCCCTGTCCCCCATTGAAGCTGGCTATGAAGTAGTTGCTGCTTACCATAGGTGTACTAGAAGGGAGGAGTTCATGATTATGGAAGCTCAATTGGCAGCAAGATTAGCTGACTCAATGATATTGTTAAAGTTCTTATTGTCACAAGAAGCAGAGTCATTCAGAGTAGCTAAGTCTTCGCCTTCAATACAAGATGTGACTTTGAGAGGCCATACAGCATCAGATTCAGATTCTTATTTGTTAGCCATGATAAAAACCCTGTCTGGAAGGAAATCAGAAAGGTTAATTAATGAGTACAAGAGGTCATTACATGCATACGATAATATTAATGTAACAATTCCAACAAAGCCTATCCCAGTACTGTCTGCAGTTGTCATGGCTGATAATGCTATCTCCTTGTACAATAAGTTTATTAGAAGGAGCACTAAAATGACTTTACCTAACAAAGTGGAAGACTTAAGGCAATTGTGTTTGGACATAATAAACAATAAGTTTACAGAAAGGTTTGGCATGATACTAGAGGGAGATCTTGAGTTAAACCCAGAGAGAAGCAAACCATATGCACATTCAAAATGGTATCAGGAAATCTTGACCTTGTCACAATCCATTGAGGACAAGTTAGCTAATTCAGTGCTTAAAAGGGAAGAGGTAGACTGGCCCAAGGTTGGAATTGTTTCAGAAAGAGCTGTGCTAACAAGAAATGACATGTTTGAGATTTCGAACACAACAGCCCCAGAGAAAACAGTTGTGCTTGATGCAAAGTCAAAAGATCATTTTGTCAATATGATCAGGACATGGATGGCTGCAAAAGTAAGGTTTACATTAACTAGGAACACTATTAATTCACTTATAGATGGTAAACTGACATTTGCTCATGATTATTACATTGGATCAAATCAATTTTATAGATACACTAAAGGAAAATATTTTGAAATTAAAGCTGGTCAAGCAAAAGGGATGCATGTAATTCAGACCACTATTAAGGACAATGGTAAGAAAAGGAAAGTGACATACAGACATTTAATATACTTTGGAGAGGATGTCACAAACAGATCAATAGATGTTAATTTGACTCCTGGTGTTGCACAAGACAAGTGGCTTATCAATTTACGAGACTCTCTCACTGAGGTTAAGAAAATAGAATTGAATCGCTGGAACAAAATCAAAAGTGCAACAGATTACGGACACTTTGCTGCAAGAAAAGCTGATGATGAAGAAGATTTCTTTAAAGTGATGTTGCTGAAACCGGGTTCTGAATTCAAATCTACAGTTGTTAATGACTCATTATGCATTTCCCTTGTGTCCTCTGAAATATCATTGCCAGTCACTTACTTAAACCCTGAAATAGTCAACACTGTAGACATAGGTTATACCTTAACACATGCTGATATGGTTGTAGGAACAGAGGCATATATGAAATTGAGAACAATTACAGGGAACTTTAGCAGAGCCAGAATAGCAGCCTGGAAGGAATTGACAGATGCATTCAATTTTGTTCTAGTTGGCTCAACAACTGACACACCAGAATTCATTATTAACAAAATCATGTTTCCCTTTATTAATATGAATCTCACAACTATACAACTTGACATACTCAGAACATTTCTCATTAAGAATCCTATATTCGGCATTGGATACTCATCTAGTAGATTTACACAGTACTTATTGAACATGGGCAAGAGAAGGAGACACGAACATAGCTACCTTTGTAAAACTGTGACAGGAACTAGAGCAGATGCAGATTCAGAAGACTGGGACGTTCAGTCTGCTAAAGAAGAAATATTTATATCAGGTGGATCTAATGCTCATGAGTTCAATGATGTTGAGAGTGATGATGGAGCAGATGTGCCTGAGTTTATTGAAAGGGAATTGGAAATTGCTTCAGCTGGCGATTCAGAGTTCAAAACCATTAATGAGCCTACAGTGGGAATCACAGCAGACACGGAGTTAGCTGAAGAAGATGCTGTAGATACTAGAGCTGTTGCGTGGGCAGAAGATGTGATAGAACAGGCTAATGATGCCAACCAGTATGAAGTATTTGACCCACAAACAGCACAAGAAATATCTTGGTCAGACACTGAGTCAGAAGAAAGTGATGCACTACCCACTATGGGTGAAGTAGAGCATGAAGAATTGATAACATCACATAACACTGGTATACCCGAGGCCACTGTTGTGGGAAGCTCACAAGACAACATTGCTACACCTGAACTGAGTGTGTTCCAGAATGTCTTTTCAAGTTTATTGTCAGGAATGAATTTAGAAGATGTTTTTGATCCTGACGGTGATAGTGTTACAGGTGAGGATAATGAACCAGTTGCCCCTAACTACACAGACACATTAGACACAATTTTTTCAAAAGCTTTAGCAGGATCTTATGAGAAAATAAAGGATGTTAAGGATAAGGGACTCAAATCAGAAAAATCTGGCCACACAGTAAGTCCGTCCCTTGAAAGTTCGAGATCCATTGTTGCTTTCTTAAAGGAATGGGTACAAACAACAGGTTCAGCTATTGACTTTGATCAAGATGGCATAATATCTAAAGACCTCTCGTCAATAACAGGAATGTATGTGACCATGCATGCAGCAGGAGCATTGCCTTACATCAATGTATTAGAAAGGTTTTATGGTGTGGATTCCATGAGGCTTCCTGTTGGCCTTAGTGCTCTTGCTGTGGTTGGTGCAATCTATTTCTGAAGCTAATTGTGATCAGAAAGCAGGGATGAAGAGTTTTCAGGTTCATTATTTGGTATTGCCGG